TTTGTTGTTTACCTGTGTCTTCTGGGCTTCGGCGGCGTATGCAATGAGCTTTCGCATCTTGGCTTTCGCGCTCGCCCTGCCCCCCTGCGCCCCCTGCTCCTGAGCCTTGATGCGCTTTGACATTGCGATCTGGACGGACAAGAGGGACTGAGCGCCGACGCTGCCGCACATTTCCAACAAAATCACCCAAAAGAGGGCGAAGGCATCGCGGAAGGCGATCCCGTCCCAGCCTGCAATATACCGATCGGGGAAGCGGAACACTGCCGGCAAGCCGGGATCTCCAACGCTTTCCGCCGTGGCGGTTGTCCTGGCGTTAAGGCGCTCGCCCTCGATCTTCGCAATCTGCTCGTCAAGAAGCGCCAGCTTAGTCGAGGCATCAAGTTCATACTGTGAGATGTTGGCTTCGAAGGCGGACAGATCATCATTCCCAGCGATCCCGTCTGAAAGGACAAGGCGCATGCTTTCCCTGGCGCCCGCAACCAGGCGGTCACGATCGGCCCGGATCGCGGCTTTCTCCGTGTCAATCCGCGCCAGCCGCGTGTCTGCGCTTTCCACCGTGACCGTCTCGGTCTGCTGGACGGCTGAGGTCTTGCGATAGTGGAAGTCATTACCCTCTGAGACAAAGCCAAGGGCCGCGACGCAACAGGCAATCAAGGCCATGCACCAGATCCCGCGAAGGGTCGCCGTCGCTGAATGCGGGAGCTTCTGCGCTTTCATCCAGACAATCGCGAGACCGCCGAAGATCACGAAGGTTCTAAAGACGATCCCCGCCGCCTGGAAGGTCAATTCCATACCAGGAGGGGCCAGAGATCTATAGAAGGACGCATCCCATATATATAGCGTAGCGCACGCCAGCCCGATCGCGGCCCAAAGGGCTGTAAGGGCCACGGTGGAAATCGTGAACGCGGGCGCGTGATCCCGCAACCACCGGCCCGCCGTGATCAGATCGCTACGGAGGGTCATAACTTCAGCATCCACGAAAACAGTTCAGGCGATTTGACCGCGACGGCTCCAAGCGCCACGCCGCCGGCCAGGAGCATCTGAGGAGGAAGGCGGCCTAAGGCGCTTTGCCGGGGAAGCGGCTGGCCTGACTGATCTGCGACAACTTGGCTGAGTTGTCTCACCGCCCGCTCAACGTCCGCCACGCTCATCTGAAGCGCCCTATGGCGGTCCATCCCCTGGACGTGCTCATTGCTCATCGCCGTGGCCAAGTGCGTCAAGTCTCCCCGGTCCGCTTTGTGCGCCAGCTCAAGGCGCAATAAGTCAAGGTCGCGAAGCGTGGCCTTCTGGCCGAGTTCAAGCCTGACAATGTCATCCACGCCGCGCCCCGTTTTTTGTCAGCCCGCAACGGTTTACCCTATTGTCAGCCTAGGGACAATGTGCAAGGTTCTTTCATCGGGGCTTTCCACGCCTCTTGATCACGCCAGATCACGCCCTGTTCACAAGGTCGTGACATGCTTATTTATTAGGCTAAATTAGAGCCCATGCACAAGGATTGACCAGCGGTAACGCTGCCGTGATCTTTGTATCAAAACACCGAAAACCTTAGCATTATCAGCGCTCTACGCGTGTCCATCTAGTTATTGGACGGGAGGCAATTAAGGCGAGAATGTGGCGAGAATGTGGCGGTAATATGTCCTCGCAAAGTGTTGATATAGGCCCCTTGATATCATTGGTAATAATAGGGCGCTGTAACATTACAATCAGCGAGATTTAAGCTCTATTTTCCACGATATTTAGAGCATATCCGTCAGAATATGGCGCCCTGAGGCGCAATGCTTTGAAAGCGCTAGGGTTTTGGCGTTATTGCTTTGTTAATCATGCCATCGTATATATGGGACATCGGCGGCGGAAAGGTCTGACCACCTCCCCGCCGCCTCACCTCGCAAAGGAGCTTGCGAAATGTCTTACTCATATACCACGACTTCGAGCGCCGACAATAACGCCGCTCAGACTGCCTGCTATACGCTGACCGGCTTGGCGATCACGCTGTCCGCTATGGCCTTCTGGGACAAGGGCTTCGTTCCCGCCGTCCTTATGACTGCCGCTTTCGGCGCCGTGTCATTCCTCCTCGCCGGATCAGTTATCCGCTTGGCCGAGGCGATTGCCAAGCGCCACCGGATCACCGCCGCTCTTGTCGTGATCATGGCCTCGATCTGCCTCACGCTTGAGGCTGGTCTCACGCACTACGGGCTCGCCCATCTTAACGACGCCTACGAAATTGCCCCGGCCTGGTCGCTCTGGCCTATGTCTTTCGGCCTGAGCCTGTTCAACGTGTTCTCGCAATATACTTTCGCGCGCGAACTCAAGGCTCCCCGGCCTCGGATCGTGGCGCCTGTCACCCCGGCTGAGTACGCCGAGCAGGCTGGCGATTACGTGAAGCACGATGATCGTATGACCGCCTGGGAACGCCGGATGGCTCAAGACCCCGAGCGGGTCAAGGCAACGGATCCGAAGACCGCCGCGATCCTTGCGGAGATCGGCAAGAAGGTAAACGCCGGCTAATCAACCTCTCCCACCAACTAGCCCCTCGGTCTTTGACCGGGGGGTTTTTTTTGGTCTGGCGGACGGATTGCGCCGGTCATTGCAGCGCCCGCGCCAACGGCTCCAACGCCTGCGAGGATATTGGCGCTTTTCTTAGAAGCGGGATCGAAGGCGGCGTTTGTGCTGCGAATGGAGGAGGGGTTAAAGATGACGTATTGGTCTGCAAGGCTTTTAGTTAAACGTCCTGTTTCGTCTTGAAGGCGCTCCGTCATGCCGCGAATTATCAGCCCGTCATAACCACCCGTTTTTGCCCGATTGATCAATTCGCGAACAAGGTTGCCGCTATATTTAACCGGCTTATCTAATCTTGAAAAATCCTCAATCAGTGGATTTTTCATGTTTGCATAAACAGCATAAACGGCTTGGTTTTCTTCGCCAGCAAGACGAGCATAAGACGCCGCATCATTTGGGTTGTTTGTTAAAAAAATGCCGCGTTCTAACCCCGTTTGATTGCGGCCAGCTGTTTTTAAATCAAACTCCCCAATATTTGCCGTCGTCCCATGATACAACACTGTCCCCGTATCAAACCCCATCGCCTTGGCGCGTTCCATCCGCGCCGCCTGGCTCATATCCAATCCTTTGGCGCGTGCCCTGACCCACTCCTGCGCCTCTCCAATGTCCGCGCCGGCGTAGCCTTCCGCCTGAGCCTTCTGAAGCGGCTTGGGGGTTTCAACCTTAGGCTCCGGAGCAAGCTGGTTTAGTATCGGCCCACGGCTGGCCGGAGGCGCGAGAACATTCGGCTGGCCAATCGGCGGAGGGCGACGGATAGGAGCGGGAGGCATAGCCCGCGCGCCTTTAACCGCCGCACCGCCGGGGACAAAGGACAGGCCCGCCAAGCCCATCTCTGTCACGCCTGCGGCCAAGTCTCCAAGGTTGCCTTCCTGAGCCCCGAGCCTTGTCGTGGTCAGCCCGCGCGCCATAGCGTAAGCGGGGTCAAGCGCCTGTTGCGCCTGGTTCGCCGCGCGGAGCGGATCTGTCACCGCCGTCACCGGGAATTGCGCCACGGGCTCAACCATTGAGCGCACCGCGCCGCCTATCTCAGGCGCCCGGCCTTGAGCGAGGAAGTTGCCAGCGTAGTCCACGCCTTGCGTGATTGCGTTCCTGACGCGGTTTTCCATTGGAAGCGGCAGGTTCTGAATGCGCTGTTGCTGAGCCTGAACCGTCTCCGGCGTCTGGCCGTAGCCCATGCCCTGAAGAATGCGTCCGAACTGGGAAGGGCGCGGAGCCGCCTGCTGCGTCAGGTATGATCCAAGAATATCCGCATAATTGTTCAGCGTTCCCCGCGCTATTTCCAGCGGCGTAGGAGGACGATAAACCGGCTTCAGGCTATACCCAGTCGGACTGGCCGGGTCAGGCATCATCCGCATGTCTTCAGGCATGGCGCGTCCTATTGTATCCGGATCTGCACTTCGTCCCCGGCGCTCAACCCTGAGACAAACGTGATCGTATTGCTCGAGGTTTCCGCGTAATCCGTTGTTTTCACCAATAGCAACCCGTTTACAACCACCTGGAGGCTGTTAGTGCCCGGCGTATACGTTCCGCCGAGCGTGAACAGAGTTTGCCCCGCGGTTGCGGTCAGAACTTCTGTGTAAGCGAAAGCAGGGGCTGAGAAGTTCAGATCAGAATAGACAAGCGTCCCGTCCCGATCGCGGATGATGATTGAATAGGGTGAGACAGACGCAATGATATTAGACGGCGATCCGTTGCGGCTGGCATACCCCGCAAGCGTCCTGATCGGCTGCGCTGCCGTCGTCGTCAGGCTTTGATCCCAATAAACCGTTTGCGGATTGGTCTCCGGGTTCACGCCCGCCAGGCCAATGTAGATATAGCCGTCCTCGAGCGCGTTCCCTGAACGATCGAAGAACATGAGAAAGGGGCTTTGAACGATAATCGCCATTTATTGAGCCTCCACGGGTTGCGCCGCGCCGGTTGCCTGACTGGTTGCAATAGCCCCACGCAGCCACGCCTTGGGATCGTCAATCCCCGCTGCTCGAGCCCATGTCTTGAAGACCGTTGAGTTCTCAACGCGCCTGATCGCCGTTTCAGAAACACGCGGCTTGATCGCAATGGAAACCGCCAGCTCTTTAAACTCATCCGAGCGGAACATGCGCCCCGCAGCCGTCAAGGCTTCGTCCTTGTCCTTTGTCAAAGCCGCAGCCAGCATCGCGCCGCCTGCAGCCCCAACCGGCCCGCCCATGAATGCCCCAGCCGCGCCCGCCGTTCCCTGAACCGTGCGGCGCCCTATCGTGCTATTAAGCGCCTTCTGAACCAACCCCTCAGCCGTCATAGCCTGAACCAGCGCCTGGTTGGCCTTCCCCGTTGTCAGAACCTGAGCCCGCGCATCCGTGACCCGCTTGGAGATCTGATACAGATCAAGCATCGTTTGATGACCCTGCGGCCCGAGTATGTCTACCAGTTGCTTGTAGATCGCGTTATTCTGGCGCAAGCCGCTATAAAGCTTTGTGAACTCAGCAAACCCAAAACCGGGTTCTGCGGCTCTTGCCGAACGGGACAGAGCGGAGATTGTGCTTGCGATCGCCTCGCGCCTCAGTTCAGGCGGCATGATCTTCAACGCCTTGACCAGCGCCGTGTTGTCTCCTCGGGCGCCCTGCTGAATAGCCGTGCGGAGAACGCGCGTAATACTCCCATCCACATCCTGGCCGAAAGTCTGAGTAAGTCGAGTTTCAAGCGCCTTGCGCTTTGCCGTGATCTGATTGGCAAGCCTGAGATTGCCCCTCAGTTCTGTTCCGCCGATGCGTTGCACATTGGCAAGCTGATCCTCAGACAAGGCCGTATAAAGGCGCTTCAGGCTTGCAATATCCATATTCCCGTAAGGGCTATCCTGCCGGTCTATGGCTTTGCCGATCAGGGCTTTCTCACGCATCAGCCGCGCATACGTGATCGGCTGCTCAGCATCCGTCACCATGGCGTAAAGATTGCGTTCCTGTGCGGTCAAACCGGCTGGACCGCCCATTTCCCGGATAACCTGACTTAAAGTGCGAACAACGTTGTCCGGCTCAATCTCGGTGTTCTTGGGAACACGCGCGTCAATCTTTGCGTAAAGGTTATCCGCCTGCGTCTTCAATTGCGCTTGCGTGTTCTTCAGATCGCTCAGAACCTTAGCCGAGACGCTTGACAGATCAGGCGAGGCATCCATCTGGGCGAGGACATCATCAGCCCGCGTTGCCGCCGCTTCGATCTGATCCCTGAACGCCGCGCTCGCCTCGCTCCCGGCGATCGAGCGGGTTAAGCCTGCCGCTTCCCTCAACTGTCGATGGTCTGAGAAGATATCCGCCGGCAACTCAATCCCAAGCCGATCGGCTGCGGCCTTAGCCTCTGGATTGACCTTCGTTACTTCCGCCAGCCGCTCGAGCGCCTTAGCTGAGCCCCAACCGCCTGTTGACGCCTGTTGGACCAGCTTTCCAAGATCCTCCGCGCTCATAGGTTCGGCTGCGGGTTGGGAAACTGGCGCGGCTTGCGGCGGTCTTGGAACCCGCACATCAACTTGAACGTCTGGCATTCCGGGAGCTTGCGCCGCCCCCGGCATAGGAAGCTCGCCCAGGCTGCGAAGGACACTTGGTCCCATGCCAGCGCCTAAGCCTGCTGCGAATTGCTCAAGAGGTCCGCCGCCGGCTTCCGCCGTGGCCTGTTGCGCCGTGCCTGCCGCCAAGGATGACGTGACCGTTTCAATAGGACGCTCAGCAAGGAACCGGCTAACCTGACCCACCCTGCCCGGAGCGCCTGCAATCATGCGGCCTGCAACCCCCAGACCGCCGCCGCCTATCATGGCCTCCGTCCCGGCCTGCGTCACACGCTCAAGCCCGGTTTCAGGAACTGGAACGCCCACCCCTGTCAACGCCTCGCCTACGGCTTCCCGATAAGGACGCATCTCCTGGCCTGTCGCCATGCCGTAGACTTGCCGCAGCGGATCCACCACCAGGCCCGCAATACCAGCCGCAGCCTCAACCGGCGCACGAATGCCCTTCAAGGCCATTTGTCGGCCCAGTTCCTGACCTGCGGGGCGCTCGGGAGCGGGAGGCGCGGCGGCTTCCTCATCCGCAAGCATCGCCTCAACTAACGCCGCCGCATCTTCGGCGGTTTCAGCCTCAACCCTTATCCGGCGCCCGTCGTCAATCTGAACCGTAAAAATCATTCTCTAGGCCCTTGAACGCCGCTTGGCGCTGCGGCTGGCGTGACGCTTAAGATCCGCCCTCTTCCTGCAGGAAGACGCCCTGCAGGCGCTGCCGGCGGCGGCGGCGGCGCTGTTCCCGCTGGCATCGCAATTTCACCAACCGCCTGCAATCCGAAGACGTTTTCAGGATCAAGGCCATAGGTGTCGACGATCCGCATATAATCAGCCCGCCGCTTCTTCTCATATTCGTTGGCTGCGTTCATGAACTGCGCCGCAAGATCAATGATCTCCTTGCGCTGGACATCGTTCAACAAACCCTCGCCGCTGATCTGATTGGTGTAAGCGTCCAACTTATTGATAATTCCGCCGACGTTCTGCGATTGAGCAAACTCGGTCTCTCTGACAACTGATCCTGGATCAAGGATCTTGCGGAACGTAGTGATCAACGCCGTATCGCCCGAGCCCGTTTTGCTTCCAACCGACGCCAACATCTGAGAATAGCTATCGCGCGCTGAATTATAGCCCGCCGCCTTTGCGCTGTATTCCTTGCGGATCTTCTCTTCAGCATCAAACCGCTTCTCAGGATCGACGATCCCTTCAGGAGCGCTCTTCGCCGCTTCCATATCAAGCACGACTTTGCCGATCTCAACGCCCAACTTGCGCGTAGCTTGATTGACCTGGTTCGTTTGAGCTTTCGTCAAGCCGAGATTTGCCATCCCCTGTTCAAGCTCAAGAGCTTCTTTCCGCGTCTTGAAATCACTTCCGCGATAAGCCTCGAACGCTTCCTCAGTCTTTTTGAACTGCTCTGGGTTCATAAACGCCATGCCGATCGCCAACTGCGCCCTGACCGCCTCCGGGCTTTGATCGAACATTGCAAGTTGACCCTCAAGAACCTTCGCTTTCTCCGCATCGCCGGAGTTTGCCGCCGCTTGACGCCTGTTCTCAAGTTCTCGCCTTGCTCCCTTAGTGTCTCCAATTCGCAACGGATTATAGACCGCAACCATATCGTTATAAGCGGCGGCATTCTCCTCCGTTGTCCGCTGCGCCGTATATGTTTTCACGGCGTCCCCCAGAGTTGGATAGCGTCCGATCAGCGATAGGGTGTCTTTGGCGGTCGGGTTCGGGTTCTCAGCAAACGCCGCGAGATCCGTTTGCATCTGTTGCGCTTGCTGGAGCTTGGCTTGCACCTCAGCGGCTCGCATCTCCGCCTCGCGCTGTTGGGCCGCTATCAGTCCAAGCCGCTGTTCCTGCTCCTGCCGGCGTCCCAGAAGGCTTTGACCCGCCTCAAAGCCGCTCACCGCAGCCTCGAGCGGGTTGATCACGTTCAGCCGATAATCAATCGCCATTAGAATTTCCCCACTGGGTACCCGTAGCCTGACTGATCATACATGTCAGGATAAGCCGCGCGCGAGGCATCCATAGCACCAGGCATCGCCGCTGAACCAATCTTGCCAAACATTCCCTGACCAGCTGCAAAGCCGATCGAGCCGGCAATGTTACCGAACATGTTGCTTGTTGCCTGACCGCGAGCCAGAGCCAGTTGCGAAGCGATATCGCCTCGCCCCATTGCCTGTTCGGCCAACGCCTTGCCTTGCGCCCCATAAAGGTTCCCAACATTGACCCCGAATGCTTGTCCCTGTGTCGCCTGGCCGGCTGCACTGGCCTGCCCTAGACGCGAGATCCCCCCAAGCCGTTCGTATTGCTGGTTAATCAGCCCGCTTAGAAGTTCAGGCCGGAACTTCGCAAGGGCCGCTTGCAGGTTTCCGCCCCTCAATCCTCCCGTCGCCGCCGCGTTCTGAAGCATCGCCTCCTCGCCCTGCCGGGCATAGGCCGCGAACTCGGGCCCCATCTCTATGTCGCGGATCGCACTCGCCCGCGCCTCCGGACCGCTGACGCCGGCAAGCGCCAACTGTTGCGCCAGAGCGCCACCGCCCGCCTGGACGTAGGGCTTGAAGAGTTCCTGGATAGCGTCGAACTGGCGCCGCTGTTCCGCTATGCTCTTGTCGGTCGCCTCAAGTTGCGCCCGCGTAGCAACGTCGGTCGCCTGAGTTTGCGCCGCCGCCGCTTTCTTGGCCGCACTCTTTTGCGCGTTTGACTGCATTATGCCGCCGACGACTGCGCTTCCGATAACCGCTGTTGCGATCCACGTCATGCCGCCAACCTCCTCTTATCTTCCATTTCCAGATAAGCTGGGCTTTTATCAATGAAATGCGCTTCGATTTCTTCCACGCTGGTCAGATCCGTGTGAAACACATTCAACCAGACCGTATCGTCTATGGCATAGATCACTTTGCGGCAGGGCTCGCCCACGAACATATAAGGCGCCGTAATCTCAGCAAGTTCGCCGTTCATCATGACCACGCATCGCCCCGAAACAATCATGTTCATATTCGGAAACTTGTGCTTATGCCCCAGAATAAACGCTCCGGCTGGCATCAAGCGCTCTCGAACACAAACACCCGGCGAGAAGTGATGTTCAACCGGGCAGTCCATTTGAGGAAGCGTCAACATATATTCCTCAACCAGATCAAGGTTGATATCAGCCGGAACGATTGTCAGGCCCTCGCTCATCAATCTTCCTTCTCAACCTCTTCCCATGACTTGCAAACTCGCATTGAGCCGCACGCGAACTCATGCTCTTCACAATAGCCACGCGAACCGCCAGCCTCATCATAAGGCGTGACCGGAATAGCCTCGAGCATGGCCTGCGTTCCCGGACATGCTTTGAAGTATTCGCAATTCACGCACATGCGCCGCCGAGCCTCGTCTTCCTCAACTCCCCACGCGCGCGACATCTGCGACCAGAACGGCTTGTTCGCACCTTTACGCAGGCTAGGCGCCTCAGGGCCGAAGGACCATTCCTCAATTGCCATCGCGCGGTTCATCTTATCTTCCCGCGGCGTCAAAGTCGGCTCGGGAATGCCGCCAAGCATTTCCAGGCTTTTAGCCAGATCATCAAACATCATGACACTTCCCGCCCGCTGACCCGCATTGTGAGGCTGGTTGCCGCCCCGGCAATGGTTGAAATGAAGCTGCCGGCTTCAAGAACCTGACCGACCAGCTCAGGACAAAGATACGTCTCATCAGGAACGATCGTCCGCGTATCCATGATCAGGTTTGCAGATCCAGCCGAGCCGCCCGAGGTCACGAGATTAACGGACAACGTCACGTTGTTTGCGCTCGTGTTTGTCACCGTCGCCTTGTCAATGATCGCTTTGACATTCGTCGCCGTGTATTGCGTCGTCTGTGCGTTCTCAAGCTGCTTAGGGGGAAGCAGAACCTTAACCGTCACCGTCATGTCAGTCACCGATGTTGTTCGTTACCGTCACAATCACGCTTGGCGTTGCGGGAGCGGGCGCAGCCGTGGCGAATGATTTAATCTGAACGTCGGTGTTATCGACGGACCAGCGATATTCGATATAATCGTTGGCCTTCAGATTAAACACATAGTTCCAGCTCGCGACCTGCTCGGAATTGTTCCCCTCGAGCCTGATCCGTGTAGCACTGTCCGGAACGTCTGTCCCGTTTTTCATATACCAGAGATAAAACAACCCCTTGCCGCCGCTGGCCTTGTCCAACTGGATTGAATGCTGAAAGTTGTAAAGGCCCTTCTGGTCCACCCTGATTTGAGCGCCCGAAAGGTAAACCCCGAAGCTCAGATCCGTTGTGTTCAGGCTGACCGTGTAAGCCGTGTTAATCGCCGCCGCCGTCTGCGTCGTCGTGTCAAAGAACGTTCCATAGGCCTTGCGAGGAAAAGGAACGGTCGGCGGTCTCACATCATCCGGAAAGATCACCGGCGGCCTTGGGGGAGCCAATGCCAAAAGCGAGAGGCTTTGATTGATACCCTGTAAAGCCGTTAATGCCGCCTGAGCCGTGGCTTGCGCCGTTTCAATGCCCACCGCCTGGGAGGCAAGATCCCGCAAAGCGGACGCCACCGCCTCGCCCCGTCCGGCCTCAACCCCGATCGCCAGGGAGTTATCCTCAATCAACTGGCTAAGCGTTAATATGTCTGCGGGTGTCAAAACCCCCGCAACCTGAAAGAGCCGCTCAATTGCCCTAATAGCCTCGGGATCATTGCCCACAAAAGCGGCGATCTGGTTTCGCGTAAGGGGGCGAGGATCAGCCATCAGAAGTTCAGCGGCTCCAATCGGGCTTCAAGCCTGGCAAAAGACGCAAACGCGTCTGACGTTCCCTGAAACTGTTGAATGCGCCAGTTGCGGAACGCGCCTTGCTGCAACCACACCAGCCGCTGCGCCCGATCGCCAATCTTCCCCGCCTTGACCCATTTAGGCTGAGAGTAAGTCTGGCCATCCGCAGAATAACTTGTTGAGATCCGCGGATCTTGCCCCAGCGCCGTCCGGCCTGTCAGAGCCACAAGTTCAAGCTCATGGACAATGACGCCTCGCCCCTCATTATACAGGATTGAGGTCTGGAACGCCCAGCCAATCCGCTCGCCCCAATGACTGGAGATCGCGTCCGTCAGATAGCCGAAGGCGTTTGAACCCGTGTCTCCGGTCCACCAGCGGTCATAACAATAGATCAACTGCGTCGAACGATAACGCCCAAAGCCAGTCAGGCTTGACGACAAAATGAACCAGACCGGCTGAGACAAAGCCACGCTTGCCGCTGCGTCATAAACCAGCGTCTGGTTCGGAAGGTGGATCAATAGTTGCTGAAAAGACACATCGACGCGCGTTTCCATGAATGCGGTCGCAAGTTGCGCCTCGGTGTAATCCGCCAAAATCAGATCAATCTCGCGCGTGGCGATTTTCTGCGTGTTGCCATTAGCGCCAAGCCAGACCGAGATACCCTCGTTCCGTCCGCCGCCGACAAACGCGCACTGTTCCAAGAACACCGCCTTCGTGTTCCGCCCAATGCACCCCCGCTGCAACTGCGCCCCGCTGATCCGCTCAAACGGGAAGCCGCTTGTGCCTACGTTGTCGAACACCTCAACCGTGTAGCGGTTCAAAGCGTAAATCTCATTGCGGATCTTCAGCAATCCGTTAACCGCGTCCGGGTCAACCTCGCTCGATCCATATTTCAAAGGATCTACCGCAAACGGGTTATTGAGTTCCGTGATGACAAGTAACTCGCCGTCGGTCGTCATGAAGTAGCCGTCTACCCAGACTACGTCGAGAACCGATCCGAGATCGGGGTCCGTGACCTGCGTTAGCGTCGTTCCGTTATAGAGCCAGAGCTGCGAGTTAGCGTTGATCGCCAGATAGTCGAAGGAATAGGTGATGATCGCCCGATCCGTTCCTGGGATTGTCCCAACGGTCGTCACAACGCCCGTTGCGCTGATCTCAACCAGGCTTGTTCCCATCACCCGATAATGGGCGCCGTTCCAGTTGATCCCGCCCCGATCGGTCCCAGGCCCTGTCCCTGATTGAACAATCCCGTCAGCCGGCCTCAGATATCCTGAGCTGATCCCCTGCTGTGTCGCCACCGGGATCAGGTTCAACGGATAGCTGACGCGGAAGTCAGCCGCGTTATCCGTAAAGGTTCCGGAGAGGATGGGAATTTGCACTTAGCCCTCTGCCTCCGGTTCAATCCAATACCCGCCAAGCGCACCGCGCGCCTCAGCCTCATCTGCAAACTTCAGAAACACCGTCTCCGCGCCGGCGAACACGCGCTCCGGCGAGGTCGGCTCGACGCGCCATGCATCCAGCCCCGTGGCGATCTCCGGAGTGACGTTGAGGTGATAGCCGGCAACGCCTTCAACCGTTACAGGGCCGTCGATCAGGGAGGGGTTCCACATTATTTTGCCACCCACCCTGTATTTCCAGTGCCGCTTTCTTTTACGTACAGGGTCGTGCTTGCTCCCCCATCCGTGCGTTGAAACAAAGACCCAACAGGAGCGACAACAGCGCCTTCTGGCGTTCCGCTGCCGCTGATTGTGCTCGGCGCGTTCTGCGTAATCGTGTTGTTGATGAGGACCGTAGTCGTGTCAGTGCGCGTAATTGCTGCAAACCGACCGCTGTCATACATGTCATTGTTAAAAATACGGTTGTAGCCAGTCGTGCTGTTAACAATTAGTCCAGAACTTTGGATGCCCATTTTCCTAGCTACGCACGATGCCAAGACATTCTCAGTGCCGCTTATTATAAAACCGTTTTCGTTGCCAAACGCCGCACAACCAATCAGGCTATTGTCACTTGCTGATGAACTAATAGAAAATCCGGTAGTGCTATTAAACAACGCGCTACAAGATGAAAATGTACTTAAGTCCGCATCGCAACGAAACCCGGATCCTCGGTTACTGTATGCCACGCAATTATCAAAACGGGCGTAATTCGAGCTTTCATTTAAAAACCCATTAAACTCATTTTCAATAGCTTGGCAATTTGACAAAGTGGGCGCAAAGCAACTAGGTGCATCTACCACGCCAAGCAGCGTCAACGTGGCTCCGCTTGTTCCACCGGTAACTATTTCTGTCGAATTAAACGTCCCCGAAACTGACCGCACCAACACAAATTTAGAACCAGAAATTGGCGTATGGTGGTCAACGACTTTGCCCGTTGCTCCACTTGTTCCGCCTGTTACGGTTTCGCCAATTGCAAACGCACCAGACGATGTTGCCCCGACTAACCGTTTTTGTGTGCTGTCTTCGCTTCGCAAATAGAACCCGTAAAAGGAAGATCCAGCAGTGCCATTCTGGCGAGCCACACAATTTGTAAACGTACCGTTATATACGGAGTTGATAAAGAAACCGTGCTGCACGTTTCCGATTGCATGACAATTCGTGAGGGCAGGCTCGTAAATTACGCCAATCCCATCTGAGCGGATAGAAAATCCGCTAAGGTCGTTGTTGCGCGAAAAACAATTGACCAGCTCAAGACCCTGCACAACACCGTCATTCGCAGGATTAGCAATAGATGCCTGAGGCGCAGCAAGGAAACCGCTGCCGCTGTTGTTGTCAAAGAAGCAGTTGACAAACTTGATCCCGCGACAAACGCCACTGATCGGGTCCGGCTCAACATCTACCCCGCATTCTGGCGCAGTGCCGTTCGTATTGATAAATGACGAATTGCTAACGCTCAGGTCTATGACGGAAACAACTGACATGCCCTGACGGCGGTTGTTGTCACAGATCACGCCGTCAATCACGACATGCTGCGAAGGCGACCCATTGGCCTTATAGCCGACATAAATCCCGTCGCCCCACCAGTTCTTGGCAGTTACGTTTCGAACAGTGACGTTTTCACATCCGGCAATCGTAATGCCGTGCAACTGTTCCCCGCCAACGCCAGTATGGGTTGAGCGATCTCCCTCAACAACGCCGCCTTCAATCGTGATGTTTGATTTTTCAAAGCACCATAGCGCGCTGCCATTATTGAAGCTGGTTGTTATGCACTTGATCGTCGCAGACGGGTCCAGCTTCAAATGGCTGTTAGACGGTATTTCAAGAGCGCCCCTAAAGATTGTGTATGCGCCGCTTGGGCTTGTATCATTTGACCCGGCAGCGACCATGTATGTGCCTTCGGGGATGTATAGCGTTTGCCCGACTGCTGCGTTTAGCGCCGCCTGGATGGCGGCCGTATCGTCCGTGACCCCGTCGCCTTTTGCGCCGTATTCCTTGGCGTTAATAATGCCGTTCAGGCGAATGACATTCTTAAAAGCGTTGCTCATGTCGTAATTGCCTGTAACTGGGCGTTCGTCAGCGCACTTGGAATAACAGCGACCTGCATCAAATAAGACCAGGTAGGATCTGTGCTAGCGTCCGATACGCCAAACGAAAACATTGTTGGACTTGATGGGGCTGCCGCGCTTGTGTCAGCCGTTCCGACAGTTCCGTTTACGGCGTTGTTGACATTGTTCAACTCAAAGCGCCCAGCAATCTTTGCGGCGGTTCCTGTCGTTATTGCAACGCCGGGATTGACTGCTGCCACTTCTGAACCGCTTGCGGTTTGAACTGAGCGCGTCGTTCGGTTGGTAGCAATCCGAAGCATTGCCCGGTTGTTATCGCTTCCAGAGACGTGAGCCTGAAAAACAATTCTGTTCGTGGCTGAGTCAACGTCAAATTGCGCGCGACCAAACAAACTTAGCGGATAGGCAAGTCCTGATACGCCGCTTATTCGTGCAATATCCGCCGCCCGCGTCACCGCCGTGCCCTCAACAAAAATCGGCGAGGACGGGAACGCGCCATCCTCAAGCTGGGCGAAGTCCACAGCGATGGCGTCGCCGCTTGTGACGATCCGCACGCCCACGGTCGGGTTCGCCAGTGTCTGCGCCGCGCCGACACGGGTCCAGCCTGCCGTGACCGTGACCGCCGTCCATGTCGATCCATTGTCCAGCGTCACCTCGACCGTGCCAGTGCCGATGATCCGCTTGACCCAGATTGAGAAGTAACGGCCCGTCGAGGCATTTGTTACGGCTTGCAGGACAGTCCCGTTGCCCGCCGTAGCCGTCAGGCTACACGCGCTGTTAGCCGTACCGTCAATTCCGACCTGGTTGCGCGCCACCGTGACGTTAGTGGCCGTCCATGCCGGGTTTGTCAGGTCGCGGCTGTAAAGAGCGCGGTTGATCCGGCTGCCTTCGATCAGAAGCCCTTTGTCCGTGATCCGCGCCACGCCGGAACCGAAGCTCTGCCAGATGCCGTCAGACCGCTTCGCATACGCCGCGCTTGCCCGCGTGAAGGTGATGCCGGAGGGGCCGATAACCCCGGCGCGGAGGTAGGTGTTGGACGTGAAATCCCATGCGTCGCGCGCACCGTAGGCCGCCATCCGGTCAAGGAACGTCACGGGCTCTATGCGTCCTTGATATCTGGAACGGTCACGCCCGCGCACTAGAACCCCTCACCAGGAATAATGTTCAGCGTCGATGTGTCCGTTCCGCCGCACACATAAGCAACGTGCGTTGCGTCCTGCGGCTTTGAGATTGAAACCTGAGCCAGCGGGAGAACGATATAATCCGCCGTCGTGGCCGTCAGCCCTGAAACGCCTGTCCGCACATAAACGGACGCCGCTCCCGTATTTGTTAAAACGATCGACTTTGCTCCAAAGCCCAGCGTCGTGCTTGCTGACGTTGCCGTCACGCTTACCGTAGAGCCCTGGCCGTAGGCTGGCGCGAATGTTTGATCAATCATCTCAAGCCCCTTTGTTCAGCCAGCTTTGAACCGCCTGGCTCTCCAGCATGTTGTAAAGCGTCCACTGATCCGGCGTCATCTCAATTCGCCCGCTGATCATTGACCGCATGTCCGCCAGTGTTTGCAGGAGCCTGATCCGGCTTTCCGCGACCGTCTCATCAGGCTCGACAAATACCGCAAGCTCTGTCGGGATTTCATCCTGCGCCGGTTCGACTGGTGCCGTAATAACCGGCTCAGGCTCAGGGGTTTGCATCTCCGTCATGATCGCCCGGACCATTTCAGCCAAGGCGTCCCGATCAATGACAGGAGCCGGCGCCGCTACGGGTTCCGGTTCCGGCTGAGGTTCAGGTTCCGGCTCGAGCACGGGCTCAGGCTCGGGCTCGGGCTCGGGCTTGGGCTCGAGAATGATTTCAGAGACCGGTTCCGGTTCCACAACCGCAACCGGTTCCGGTTCTGCAACTGGGGCGGGTTCCACAACTGGCGCCGCCGCCGGCTGCACATCACTGCCCGCAATCCGCGCCAGATCGCGCGCCAGGCTTAGAGGATCGGCTCGGGTTCCCGCATGGGCTGTCCCTTTAAACACGCCGCCAATCGTCCAATAAACCGGGTTCTGCTCGATCCGAACATCGTCCCAGTTCGACAATATCGCTTTGATGTTTTCAATCATGATGCCAGAAGCCCCAGGTTTTTAAGCGCTTTGACTATGTCGCTGATCCGATAGGCCGTCGATCCAACATTGCCGGTGAACGTGCTGGCGTCCGTCACGTTTGTTCCGCCGCCCGCGGTGAAACCAACCGTCTCGCCCGTGCCCGCCTGTTGAATAACCGGCGTGGCGTTATAAAAACCCATCTTCTGACCCGTGGCCGTCCCGATCTTTGTGCCCGTGGTTGTGTTGAGAACAATGTTCCCCGCATCAGCAATCGTCAAACCGCCGAAAGTTGGCGTGTCAGCCGTTCCTACGCCTAGCGTCGTTCTCTGCGCGGCTGCGCTCGCATCATCCACCAGCGCCCGGCCCGCAGCCGTGAAGCTGGTTGCCGCGAACGTATCAACCCCGGTGGAGTAAACCAGCTGATCCGCCGCCGTAGTCACCGCGGAGATGCCGGCAAGCGTAGCGTCGAGCGTCAGCGTCGGATTGCCAGACACCCCGTCGCCGTTGGTCACGGTCAACCCCGTTGAACCCGTAACCGTTCTTGCCGCCGCCGTCCCTGCACCCGTTCGGGTTATTAGGCCATTGCTAGAAAGCGCCGCGATCGCCACCAGATCAGGATCGGAGTTGTCGTCAAGGCGATACCAGGCCGAGGCCAGCGCATTGAACTTGAACCGCGCACCTGCATATTGCGCTAGCGCTGAGGGCGCCCCGATTACCGTTGCGCCGTTGCCGTTGATCGTAAGCGCCGCAACGGACTGCGTGGTTGTGAAGATGATCTCCTGGTTATCATCGCAATCCGCCAGAAGCGGGAAGACGATCGTTCCCGCCGCAAACCCAGCTATAGGCGTGATGATCAGCCAGGCATTATCCCCGCTAGAGGTCATCGTGATAGTGAACCCGGTTGCGGCTGGCGAGGCATATTGAGGAACAAACTGGGCAACCCCGGTTCCCGTTGCCGGGAATGTCAGGTTGTTTTGCATGTAGGTCTTCAGGAGCGTAATGCTTGCCTTGCGCGCGTCGCCGTTGTTCGAGACATAAACCGGCAGGAGATCCCCACCCGTCAGCGTATCCGTAGCGCTAAGCTGGTTAATCGTCGCCATCGCCATCACTCCAGATCAAGGACGCTGTCCGGTCCCGCGTCAATTTCAACAACTGGCTCACCGAAGAACGGATCCTCATTGTATCGCCAATACTTGGAGCCCGCGCCCATCGGGATCGCCAGTCGGTCAATCACCTTCTCAACTGGCTGCGCTTGACGAGCGAGTAACGTCATATACCCCATGCGCGCAATCATTTTCGTATCTGGCGCGACCACTTTTCCATAACCCGGCGCGATCCTGATCGCTAGGTTCGTCGTAATGGCCTCGAAGGCAATATCCGTCACGTTGACTTCCTGATCAAGCGTGCTCGCCGCAATGCTTGAGGGAAGCGGATAGCCGATCCTGATCCCCTTCCCGTTCCAAGTCGCCATCATGTTGTCCAGGCGCCTCAAGGCGCCCTGCAACTGTTCCGGCTCAAGGTCAAAGACATAAGACGCAAGGCCGATCTCTTCGAAAGCCTGAGTAATGATCTGGCGCTTGGTCCATGCCATAATCAGCCCTCCGCCTCGATAGCCTCGAGGATCTTCGCCGCTAACGTCTTATCCGACCAGCGCCGGTCAACCACCAGCCCTAACTCGCCGGCCTTGATCATCATTTCATCCCGCGTCGGCGGGGCGTTATCGTCAATATCTGCTTCTGAGATCTCAACCGCAGCAATGATCCGCGGAGCGGGAGCCGGGTTCTTGAACGCATCCACCGCCTCAGGGAGGCTCGCAAACCATCCTTCGCGCCCCAATGCCGCCAGAGCGTCACTATCGTTCGCGCCCCGCGCATCATAGGTTGTTCCATGCGGCCCAAAGTTCGGCCCCGGACATTTATAGACGATCGTCGGGAACATCATTTCTTGCGCCTCGCCTTTGGAGCCTTGGAAGGCTTGCCGGCCTTCTTCGCCGCCTTGCGCGCCGTGCTTAGCGCGATCGCAACGGCCTGCTTCTGAGGACGGCCCCGCTTCATCTCAGTGCGGATATTCTTGGAAACCGTCTTCTTCGAATAACCCTTCTTGAGCGGCATGTTCTCTCCCCATGAAGTAACGCCCCGACCCTTTCGAGCCGGGGCGCTATCCTTACGCTATGCGATACGTGACGAACGTGTTCGCTGCCGTTTTCACGGTGCGGAACGTTGCAGCGTTGCCGTAAGCCGCGCCTGTTGAGGCGTGCGCCGAGGCGACCACCATGGTTCCAACAAGCGTGTGATCGGTGCCAGCGCCGATCGTCACGGTATCTGCAGCCGCTGCCGACAGGTTGATCAGCGACCATTCGAAGTACTCGTTCACGTTGAACGAGGACGCCGCATCCAGAAGCGTTCCGGTCGGAACGGTGTAAGTCTGCGTCGAGCCCGCTGCGTGCGTTCCGGTGATAAGCCCGGTCAGCAATTCCGCAGAGGTCAGCGTGACAGTCACCGTTTTAGCGGTTGGCGTCACCTGAGTTCCGTTCGGCAAACGACCCTGCTTAACGACCGGATCCGTTCCCACTTCGTAATAAACGTCTAGGCCGCCGCTCGCCTCAATGACGACCGTCGCCCCGCCGGTGTAGGTTCCGAACACGGTTTGACCGTTGATCACCGTTCCAACAAGGGCGTTCTGCGAGGGATAATTCGCGAAGCCGCTGTTGCGATAGACCTGGGCAACGCCCTGAGTATAGACGGCGACCTTCTGAGACCCCGTCAGAGTAATCGAGACGTTTCCGCCTCCAGTGATAAAGCTGCTCATGGTCTCTCCTTACGATCCGAACTGAATGACGCCGCTCATCATCGGTTGCTTGTTAACAACCCCGAAGAGCGTATCGAGACGGTATTTAGTCCGCATCGTGTTGATGTCGTATTGCTTTTGCATGACCAGCTCGATGCCCTGATCAGTCGACGCCCGCATGACCGCCGCGCCCGCATCGGTCGGAACCGCATAGCGACCCGGAAGGATCTCGATGCTGTCCTTGAACCAGAACGGGTTGAGGAAGTTGGTCACGGTGTTGAGGAACACGATCGCGGAATTCGAAGCCGGCGTGTTAACAACGCAGTTCTGATACTGAATTTCCGCATCGGTACCGCCCTGCGCCGAGATGATCGGCGGAGAGATGACCATCGTTGTCGATGACGGAACCGAGATAACCCGGAATGTCATGAGCTGACCGGTGTCGCCCTTGGTGATCAGGTGAACCGAGTTGGTCAAGGCGATCGTGAAAGCATCGCCCGCCGCAACGTTGGTCGTCGAAGAAACCGTGACCGTCTGGAAACGGTTGTCAACGTTCGCCGTCTCACCCGTGGTCGCCGTGGCCGTAGCCTTGGGAACCCAGTAGTTGCCGGCAGATGCGCGCGTATCGATCGTGATGCCAGCGCCACCCGCCGCAGCCGTCTTCCGGTTGGCATAATCGAGCTTGTAGGTCTCGAAGGACGCCACCTGACCCACGTAAGCCCGGCGCAGGGCTTCGTCTGAGATCGTGTTGCCGAAAGAGCGGGTGGAGGTCGCAAGGTTCGAGGCCATGCCGTTATAATCGCGCGTGGAAAGCGCAAGATAACGGTTGTCAGCCTGAACGCCGCGCTCGTTCATGATCGCTTCGCACTGAGCCACATCATCAAAGCCAGCCGCAGCGCCGGTTCGCTTCACGAAAAGCGTTCCCTGGTTAGCCGCAACGTTCATGACCGCAACGTTGATGTCCGACGCAAGTTTCTGCTTGGCGGCATCGCCGAGGCGACCTTCCTGCAGCGCGTCACGGAGTTCCGTGGCGGTCAGAACGAACGGAACCGACTTCTGGAAGCCGATCGTCGCCGGAACCGAAAGCTGGGTGTAGTCGTCGAAGTTGGTCGTCATGTCCGTGCCGTTATAGCTGGTCGCAATATACGGCTGAGGACGCCAGAGGATGTTGTTAGTACGTTCCATCATCGACTGGTCAGTATTGAAGATCGCAACGTTCCGCGAGAGAACGAGCGCATCCTGGAAGCCCTCGAGGATGTTCTCGAAAGCAACCCTTTCTTCTTTGCTAAAGCTGTTCGCCATTTTCCTGTGTCCTTATGCCCGGCGAGCTTTGATCTGGCGCTTGTAGGCAATGACCTTTGAAAGGTCGCCCGTGCGCTCAGCCTCAGCCCGAAGGCGTTCCAATGTGGTATCAGCGTTGCCAGACTTGGGCGCGGTCCCCGAAGGGCTTCGCTCTGGCGCGGCTGACGGTTTACGGTTTTGAACTTTCAAGGTCGTCTCCAAACGCGCAACCGCGAAAGCGAATTGCACCGGGTCTTTAATCGCCGCAAGTTCGGCGGCTTTCTTGGGGTTTTTTCCGAGAGCGTAAATCAGAAGCGCGGGTTTCTCCGCTCCGCTCAGGATCATGCCTTGCTGAGTAACCGTCATTACTTCTGCAATGACCGCCTCAGCTTCCTCATAATCCGCCGCTTTGACCGTGGCGCGAGATTGCTGATAAGCATTCAGCTTCTCGGTCCAACTGTCCTGAGCCTCGCGCTGCGAAGCCTGACGTTGAGCCTCATAAGCCTCATGTTCCCGTTTCCTCTCGTACCAGGCCGCCAGAGAGTTTTCGAAGCGTTCGGCATCGTAGTCCGAACCCTCGAGCGTCGGCTTGGGCGGTAAAGCGCTTGGGGCGGTTTGCGTTGCCTCACCCGTTCGCGTGGTTTGCGCCAGCTTCTGCCTAAGTTCCCGGTTCTCGCGCTGCGTCTGCTTGAACTCCCGTCGGAGTTGTTTCACCCACGCGGGCGCACTGGCCGGAACTTCCTCTTCTGGGGGAGCCTCATCCCCGATCGACACGATGACTTCGTCTTCAACTTCATCTGGTTCCGCAGGGGGCATCTCGCCCTGGTCTACGGGCTCTGCAGCCGTCTCAGCCTCGAGCGACAGATCAATTTCAGCTTCAATCTCGTTCGGTTCGCCTTGCATTATAGCCCTCTCACCTCACCCATTGGAGCCGGCTGGGTGGTCTGCCGTAACTGTTCAGCGGTTTTAACAACCGCATCGCGCGCCTTGATATCCACCCCCGCAAGGGTGTCGATCGTCTTGGCGCGGGTCTCTTCCGCTCTCGCGAGCGTGTATTCCGTATCAGCCTGAGCCTTTTGAGCCTTCGCCTGGCTTTCAATCGCCAGCGCCTGGGCAAGTATGGCTTGCGGATCGGGCTGTTCCGCCCGTGCTGCGGCTTCCTTAGCCATCTCCTCAAGCTCAAGATCGGTCGGCTCAAGCACGCCCATGCGAAGGAGTTTGTTGCGGAAGTATTTCCGCACGTCCTGAATGCCCTCGCCTTCCATATTCATCATGGCCATGGCGCCAAGCACCTGCAGCGTCTCGGGATCTTGCGTGATCGTCATCATGCCAGTCAGAGCCCGCACCGTTGCGGCTCGCTTTGAGACAGACGACGGACCGACATCAACCCGCACATCGAACTTCGCCTGCGTCAGGTCATTGTGATATTCAAGGGCGCCCGTCTCCGGGTTGAGCATTGGCTTGGCCAGCTCGATCGTACTCATCTGGTTCTGCTCACCGACGCCTTTCATCTTCCGGCCCTGCTCCACGTAAAGATCGCGAGCAATCGCAAGCCAGATCTCCCCGCAGCGCTTCACCGCTTTAGCCATATTGGACATGTAAATGAAGGTTTGCATGTCGAGGCGGTTCTGAACCAATTCCACCGCCTTGCCTGACGCGTTTGGCTGTATCTTCTCCCCGGCTTCCTGATTGCCGAGGATCTCTTTCATATCCTGTTCCGTGATCTGCAGAAGCGCCGCCATGGCCGGCGGGATCTCAGGCGCCCGCGTGTAATCCAGAGCGCCTTGCGCGGCCTCCTGGCCGTCCGCGTTTGTGATCGGGTTAATCAGGAGATATGGATAGTTCTTGACGTTGTCCTCAGACCAAAGGATCTCGTGACCCGCGACCTGCTCCGGCGTGAATATCGGCTTCTGAACCGTGCTGGTTGCGCTGATCTCACCCAAACGGGATAACTGCATATTCTTTAAGCGCTGAGCGTCCTTCGCCAGGCGCACATGACCTTGACACCGCTCCACGTTGTCAATGAACCAGCGCTTGCCATAAACCGGAATGACCGGGATCTGATCGCCGGCAATGTAACCGTAATCTTCCAGAATGCCGCCGCCGCTCATCAGGTATTTATGAACGCGCCGCTTCTTGATCTTCCGGGACTTAATCTCTTCATGGCCGGTCGCTAGAAGCATCTCTTCAAGCGTCTCGTCCGTGGCGAAGTCATCCTCGGTGTATTTTACCTCTTCGCCGTCCAGGGTGAGAAAAATCCTCAGCGTTTCTGAGACTTCCTCAACCTTGTAGACCTCAGCGACATAAACAACGTCAGGCGTGTTCCAGTCGAACTGCGCCAGATCCCAGTTCTTGTTCCATGTCGTCGGATCATCATCAAATTCAGCCCGGTAAGCCTCGGGCGTCATGGAGATCAGGACGTAGCACGTCTTTGCGTCCGCTTTGTCCTGGCGTTTCGCATCAAGATCAAAGAAGACAGAGCTATCAGCGTCAAAGATAGGCTCAAAGCGAATGCGCTGTTTCTCGTTATCTTCATCGCTCTCATCCTCATAGACCGTCCGCAGACGCCAGGCGCCGAAGCCGCCCCCAACCGCTTCCTCAAATGCGTTATCGTAAGCTTCATCCGCTCCGCTGTCGTCTTCGTCCGCCCGGTAAAGCTTGCAACAGGTGTCCGCCAGTTCCTGATCTGAACTCCCGTCCTTAGGGAGAAAATCAACCGTGATACGATTATTCCGATATTCGTTAATGATCCGCGTGACCGCCAGCGCGACCTTGTTAACCTCGAATTTAGGCTTGTTCTCGTACTGATCGGTCAGCGAGCCTTCCCACTGCGCGCCCTGAATGGAATAGAACCGCCGATCAGCAAGGCATTGAAAGCGCTCATCTTTCATCGCAGCGTTAATAGTTCCG